ATGGTGGCTTAAAAGAGCTGGGGGAGTGAAGATTGCTTACTTCACCTCCTCAACTTTTAAAATTTATGGAAAAAATCTACAAGAAAAAGAGCCTTACAAAAGGCGAGATAGTAGAACTAAAAGATGTGCTCTATTTCAGCCAGCCTAAGTCGGGCTATGACAATAAGGCCACAAAGGATCATGTAAAAGCATATCCTGGATTATTTCAGGAATTTCTAACTGCACATCCTAAGTTCGTTTTGCCTAAGAATTTTACGCCAGAGGAAATCGGTGCCGCTTCTATGCAACCAGTTGTACCAGTAGCGCCAGTGGTAGAAGCTCCAAAAGCACACGGCAAAGGTAAGCACGAGTAAGGGCTATGAATGTCGACTGTATCGGAGATACTTTCAGAGTTTTGTGATCGTGTAAATCAACCGCGTGAATCTTCGTATGTTGGGGCTACATCTCCAGCAGCTCGGCAGCTTGTTTCCTTGTTTAAGTTCATCGCAGGAGAGCTACTAGATTATCAAGATGGGTGGGACCAACTCAAAAGGATATATACTTTTACGACTTCTACAGGTGTAGACAACTATCAGTTACCGGGGGATTTCTTAAGGCTTTTAACAGGTACTCAATGGGGGGTTACTAATCAGATACCTCTAGCGGGCCCGTTATCTAATGCAAGACTAGCATTCCAGACTTACGGCGTTAATATAGCTACTCCTTACGCTGGTTATCAAATAAATGGGGCGCAAGGGTATAAATTTTCTACGTCTCCTTATACCCAAAAATCAGCAGGATATTTTCAGATTTCACCTCCAGGACAAGATAATACAACAGAAAACGCTATAGCTTACACATCTTGTAATTATGTGTGGCCGACAGATTGGGTGGCAAATACTTTATACCCGGCGTTAGCAAAAGTAAGTGGTGTTAATAATATCTATATAGCTATTAATGGCGGTACTACAGGGACAACTAGACCAAGTTGGACATCAGGCACTCAATCAGATGGTAATCTAGCGTGGACTGTTTACAACGAACCGTACCCCGTTACAGCAGATACGGATTACGTGATTTTAGATGATGAATTATTTGTAGAAGGTATGCGATGGGCTTGGTATCAGGCTAAGCAGCAGTTTGACGCAGCGAGAGAGCATGAAAAAAGATGGCGCGGGAATGTAAGAACTGCACTAGGTCGGCAAAATGGCGCTACTGTAGTAAGTGCAGCTTATGACATGCAAAGTACTTTTGATTGGCCAGTAACGCCGGTCGGATCGTGGTCTGGTACAGGAGGTAGTTAGGTGGCAGTTTTTAAAAATGATCCTTTTCCGGGTACTGATTACACTAGATATCTTGAGTGGGAGAAAGTAGCTTTACCTAATGGTGAGGTCTATTATGTAGTGCCTGGCCATCCCGGCTATGTTTATGACGCTACTGCCTCGAATGCTTCAGGGCGTACAGTTTTTAGAGCTAATCCAAAACCTGCACTTACAGAAGCAGAGGATAAGAAAAGACGGGAAGATGAGCTATTAAATCAAGAAAAGTTTAATCGTAGTCCTACGGGGCAGCTAATACCAATAGCAGCTACAACAGGAGGATTAATTGCAGCGGCTCAGCTTGCACCTACGGCGGCAAGCCCTATTGAAGCAGCTATAGCAACTAAAATTGCCGCAGAAGGAGGAGGAGCTTTAGCAACTGGAGGGCTAGGCGTGGGAGCTGCAACAACAGCAGCGCCAGGGGCAGTATCTGGCATTGGTCCGATAGCAAGCGGTGCAGGATATGCGACTAGCTTAGGTGCTCCAGCAGCAGCAGAAGGAGCAGCACCAGCCCTTGCTTCAACCGGGGTTCTCGGTACTGGCTTAGGCATTTTACCACTAGCAGCAATAGCAGCAGGTACATATCTAGGTGGGAAATCAGCCTATAATCTGCTTAGAGGTAAGAATGATAAATCAATTCCAGGATTAATAGGGAGAGGTACATTAGGAATTGCAACAGGTGGTTTATCTGAAATAGCTAGACCTTTTCTAATGCATGAATCTACAAGAGACGTTGCAAAAAAACACACCTCTGATTTACTTGGTATAGCCAAGGATGATCAGCCTTATCAGCAATATGTCACAGGAATGCGTGAGCAGTATAACGCAGCACCTCCAGATCCATCAAAACCATTCGCGGGTAAATATGAGACTTGGGAAGATTATCAAAAGGGTGGTTTAGAAGCAGCAGATCTAACGGGTGTCTATGGCAATATCAAAGCTTATGGCCCTGCATGGGCAGGGCTTACTCAAGAACAGAGACAAGCAGTTACAGATGCAAATATAAAATCTGGAATCTACACATCCAATAAGGGCGAGGTAGAGATCACAGATGAAGCTAAGGCCAAAGAAAATTTTGATACTGTAATGAAGGGCTTTAATGCAGGAGTAAAAGCAACTACTCAAGGGCAAGCAGCAGCGCAAGGCTCAGTACAAAATAACAAACCTTTAATCACCCCAGTTCGTTCATCTACTTTACGCCCTGGTATAGGCATGGACGGCAAGCCTATTTTTATAAAAAGGTAGTTTTCATGACGCAAACTATTCCTTTTCCTCCGCCATTTAAAGGACAAAAGGACGATTTGCCTATTGCGGTAATAGACTCGCCTTATGCAGAAATAGTAAAAAATTATAACGTTGATAATCAAACAGCGAGTATAAGATATGGGGATCTAAGATGGACAACCCCAGGATCTACAACTACAGCAACTCTAAATCTTGCTACGTATGGGATCGGATCAACTCAAAAAATGTTTCTGACGTATGACGATCCAGGGGCGGGCATAAAATGGCTAGACGTGAGTTCTTCTGGGGCAGGTTCAGCAGCATATAGCCCTGGTGGACTTGGTGGTGATGATGAGATCCACACGTTATTTTTCAATAATAGACTTTATTATTTTGGTGAAGCCTCAATGTTGCCAGGCGGTACGCTTGGGCCTGTATTATACGATGGGTCTGCATGGGCTAATTATGCAGCTACACCCGCTTCTTTTTACACTTGGGGATCTATAACTGGGCCATTCGGCGGGAACGTATATAAAAACAGATCCTACATAATACAGCGAAGCTCTAGCATGTATGGATACTCTGGCATTGATTCTGTTGCAGGAGCACTAACAGCGGTGGATCTTGCCTCTATTCTCTCTGAAAAAGCTAGTCTTTACGGGATTAGATCAATAGCCCTATCAGAAGGGATAGAGCAAAAGAATGTACAAGCTTTTGTTATGTCATCAGGAGAAATTTTAGTTTACGAGGGTAGTTATCCAGACGCTGATAACTGGCAAATAGTAGGCCGTTTTGTGGTGCCTCCTCCTGTTTATTACAATTCTTTCGTTGATGCACGGGGCGATAGCTTTATTATCACAGAAAGTGCTTTAGTCTCTTTGAGAACATTATTTATTCAGGGGGATGAGGTAGCAGTAGATAAGAGCTTATCAGCACCTATAGTTAACAGGTGGAAGCAGATAGTAGAAAATCAAACAACAGGAATATCTCTATATATTAAGGGGATTTATGATCAACTTAATCAACGCATAATTATAACCTTTCCTAATTACGTATCTACGGCGGGTGTTTTAGATACTACTAGAGCAATGCGCTTAATCTATTCTTTTAAAACTGATAGTTGGGTAGAGCATGTTTGTTCTATGGTTTCAGGTTTTTATACAACTACCCCATGCTATTACAAAAAAAATACTTATTATGGAATTGGTGGGTATAGAGCAGTGATGAAGCTTGAAGGGAATACCCAATTCCTAGACCAGCTTCCAGATAATACATCTCCAGGGGTAGAATATCAGCTAAGAACAGCACCCATATTACCACAGAAATTTGGAGCAAATAGTATAACAGGAGTAGAGGTTATCCAAAAAACGGATCTTACCGCAGTAACTAACTATAAATTAATAGGGGATCTAGGTGTGCAAACAACCACGAACCAAACGTTAACAGACCAAGGGACGGGAACAACGATCCCGATGGTGAATATAGGAATACAGGCGGGATATGTGCAGCTTGATATTTCTGGTACGGCTTCAGCCGGTGCGTCAATTGGCCAAAAGATATATGCTCTTAACTTATGGAGTGAGCCAGGACCAGCGGGGTCAAGATAATAAAGGAACGCTTTAAATATGAAATATAAATCAGCTAAAGGCACAACGATAAACATCCCTGACGGGCTAACACCTCAGCAAATTGCAGCAATCAAAAAAGATGCTGACGCTGGTTATGGCAGCAGAGCACAAAAGACAGCCGATGATTTAAGTAAGAAAGGTGGATCTACCACTACTCCTAATAAACCAGCTAGTGGAGGAGCTACCGGTACTGTAAGCCCTGATATTAAAAAGCTAACGGATCAAAGAGCTAATCTAATAAAAAAGATCCAAGCAGCAGGAGGAAGGGGAAAGAATAAAGATCTAGACGCTCGACTTGCAAAATTAGAAGGCGAGATAAGAACAGCAAGAGGACCAACAGGAAATGACCCAATAGAGAGCAATCCAGGTGGCGATACTAGCGGAGTAGATAATACCTCTATTAATCCTGATGGCACCCCAGATTTAGAAAAAACTTCAGACCAATTAAAGAAAGATGAAGAAGCTGATTTTCTAGCTAACTGGCGATCTCAGCATCCAGATGAAACGGATCAATATGGAAATACTATTCATTATGAAATTGACCCGGT